CTTGGGCTGATAGGATGCAGGAGCGGCCACCGGCATACCGAAAAGACCGTCCATTTCCTGTTTCTGGGCTGCGAGCTGTGCGGCGGTAGCCTCCTGTTTCTCGCGTTCCTTGCGCTCTGCCTCCTTGCGGGCAGCTTCCTCACGTTCCTTTGCCTCCATGTCGGCCTTGATTTTGGCGGCTTCCTCGGCTGATGCTTTGGCAATGCGCTCAAGCTCCTTCTTTTTGGAGGGCAGACGGTCGAGAATATCATCGCGGGTGCTTTGCACCTCAAAGGGAAATTGCTCTTTGAAGCGAGTGACCAGACCGGCCATTACGTTGGCTTGGATGGCGCGGCACTCCTCCGGGGTGAGTTCGGCAGGGCGATATGCGCCGCTGATTACCGTCTGGCACCATGTTTCGGGGAGTTCGCAGATATACTCCTTGACACCGTCATAGATGATTTCGTAATTGTCGAGTGTCAATAACTTATCCATGTCGGTCAGCTCGTTGATGCTCTTATTGACAAGAGCGTTGAACTGCTTTACATAGTCCTCCTCGACATCGGAGCGGTAACGCACCTTGGCGTTTTCCTTTGCCTGTCGCGCGGCCTCCTCGCGGCGGCGGCGTTCCTCCTCCTCATGTTTCTTTTTGGCGAAGGCGTTGCGGTGGGCTTGCAGTTGGCCCGGTATGGAGTTGGCTTTGGAGGGGTCCACGTCATTCTCCATCGTGGTATAGACCTTGCGTATCTGGTCAAAGAGCTGAGTGACGGGAGTGCGCTTGCCGTTCATCTTCTTGACTGTGATTTTTGCCTTTTCGATGAACTTGGCTATCTCCATGTCGAGGGCATCCGACATTCCTTCATGCTTTACGCGGGCGAGAAGCTGATTGCCCACTTCAAGGCAACGGATGTGGGAGAGCTGATTGTCCTTGTAGGACTGAGGCGCGAGTTCGGCAAGCGTCTGCACGTTGCGCGGCTCAAAGATTGTTAATGCTTGGGTGTTGTCTGCCATGATTGATATATTTAAGGGTTACACGGTTTTGATGTTGCATACTCGGTGACTATACCAAGCCGTGTGCAGTAGTGTCCGTTGAGGGTGTTACGCACAAGCGGACACCCACTGCACGGCCTGTTGTCAGAAGCCTTCTTCCTCATCAGCGTTGACTGTTACGCCCTGTGGAGGCTCGTTGTCGCCGAAAGGCTGAGGCGCAGGTTCTGGCGTATCGTTGAGGACTTCTCCTGTTTCGGGGTCAACTCCGTAGATGTCCTCATCGGAGAGTTGCGGCTGTTCGTCAACCTGCTGTGATTGGAGTTCGGTGCCACGGCCAATGCGCACCTTCGGGTAGGATTTGAAGGCATGTTTGATGCACTTGGCCATGAGGAAGCCGGGGTCGATGTGGACGATGCCGTTCTGGTCCATGCCGTAGAGTTCGTTGGCAACTCCACGGTTCTGTTTCTGGGAATAACCGGCGAGGCGGCACCAATCTTCGGGGAACATAACCGAGTAGTCGATGGAGCCATCAGCGCGGGTGATACGCAGGTAGCAAGCAGTGATGTTGTGGCCGGTGTGAGGGAGGTTGCAGGTATAGGATACTGATTTGCGTCCGTCCACGTCCTTGAATGA